CTTCTGTATACATTTACTCCTGAGGTTGCATCTACTTCAACTGATGAGATTATGTTCACTTTTCTTATGGATGGCACTGTTACTTATCATTTGACCGGCGGTGCAAGTTACACACACCATTTGTGGAACTATGCCTCTGACACTCTCATGATTTCCTCGTGGAAACGTGTTGTGGTTTACCTGGTTGACCGCCGTCCTACCCATGAACCTCATCGTTCTCTCATCTTACTGACCCCACTGTGCTGTTGGAATTTCCCAATGTCAATGTTGATAATGCGTGTTATCACCGGTACCACCCTTGACCGCTTGAACCCGATCATCGGTAAGTTTATACGGCTGCGCGTTTTAGGACACTCTAATAAAAGCTCGGACGTGGTCGACGTATCACGCGTTTCGACCGCGCTTGCAGGTGCGTATTCTTCAGCGACTATATCAGCCGCTGATGACGATCGCATCGCATCCATGGCCCGTTTGTCTAAGTTACCTCTTAGTATCGCCCAGGTCCAGTCCGTTGTGTCCGATCATGCCATTGCTACCGTTTTAGCTGAGTATCATCGCACTACCCAACCTTGCCATATTCCAATTGTGTTCCCACCTCACCTCTCCGTGAATAACTACCAACTTTTAGCCGGTCGCTCTTTTGAGGTCGCGCGTCCGTCTTTGGTTCCTTTCATGTCTAGCCCCTTTCCTCCTACTGCTTATGTACCCGACATTTGTTATAACAATGACAAAGCTAGTGTCATAGGACGTATTGAGAAGGTCCGCTCTACTGCTGTATTAGACTCCCAATATCTTGGGTATGCAAAAGAATTCATCACCTGCTTTGTGGGTGGTGCTACTTTGCATCCTGGATTTTGATCGCGTTTATGAGAAGCAGAGCCGACCAACTCAACGTCATATTTTAGACACCGGCTCATTGGTTGACAAACCTCGGCGTGTCATTGAAGCATTTATGTAGAAAGAGTCTTACGATGAACCCAAAGACCCACGCCTGATTTCGACAATTAACGGCAAAGATAAATTGCGTTACTCACGTTACACTTATGCTTTGGCCAATCATGCTAAGCAATACCCCTGGTATGCATTCTCTAAGACTCCTTTAGAGATTGCTACGCGCGTAACTTCTTTGTGTGCCAACAGTCAGTACGGCGTGTTGGACAGTGATCTAAATCGTATGGACGGCCGGGTAGCACCGGCATTACGTATGTTTGAGATTCTGCTGTTCTACGCCGCATTTGCTGAAACATACCATGAAGATATTTACGAATTGCATTCCGCTCAGTTTCGGTTGAGCGGGCATACTATTGAGGGTGTTGTATATGAGTCTGGCTATGCTCGTGCTTCTGGATCGAGTGAGACTGGAATACTCAACACTTTGGATAACGCCTTCATGAATTACTGTGCAATACGGTCAGTTCAATACATCGCTGACATCCCTAAAGCCTTTGCCTATCTTGGCATATACGGCGGGGATGACGGATTGTCATTATATCTTAACC